AAAATTTTGGAGTTATCTCTGATAAAACTGTTAGTGGTAAAATTGCAGAAAATGTTGAAAATAGAACAACAAGTGATGAAAATACAACAGAAACAGATATTCCGTTTTCAATAGAATTTCCAGGAAATTATACAGAATTTGGTGTATTGAAAAGAGCTCAACAAGAAGAAAACGCAGACCAAGTAGAACAAGATTCTAGATTTGGAAATTCTTCACCTTATGATGAATTAGGACTTACTTTCATAACCAACACATTATCAATAGACGGGATTGCTGGTATTTTTCCATCAAATCTTTATACCAGTGCTTATTTACCAGATAAATTTAGATTAGTGGATGATAGTGGAGATGAAAGATGTTTATTTTTTATCCAAAACACATCTCAAACAATAGATTCTTCAACTTGGACAACAGAAATAAGTGGTCGTGTTTTATGGAATTGGAAAAGAACAGGTGGTAATATTCTTAGAAAAGAAGCGTTTGAAGCATTTAGAGATACCGCTGAAGTCGAAGTTCCTTCACCCGACCAAATTACAGGTGACCCAGAGTTAATATATGGGGCAGAAAGAGAAAGAGCTAAAAGAGAAGGTTTTCTTAAGGATGGTTAACGGATAGTAAATTATGGATAAAAAACTTATAAATATTATAACACAAACTTCTGCACAAGTGATAAAAGGTGCCGGTATCACTAAAAAAGATGAGTTCGTTGATACTTTGGGAAACAAAGTAGCAGAGGGAATTCCTTATCACATTCACAGAACTTACGATAAACAAGAATTTTATATGACAAGTGCAGAACACGAATCAACATCAATTTTAATTTTTAGAAATAAAGGTGAGGTTTCAGACTTTTACAAATACAAATCATTAATATCAAAAAAATCACAAGTTTATCTACAAGAAAGAAAAGCATTTCCTTCTCAACACGATTATGAAAAAGGATTTTTTACTATTTATTTTGCAAAATTAGGAAGTAATAAAAATTCTAAAACTTTTCAAATTACTAAAAATGATTACGACCAAGATACACCACTTTACGAAAAAGGACGAACAACTTTAAAAATAACCGGAGACATTTTTGATGTAATAAAATTTAATGAA